CTTAAAGAACACACTCAAGCAAGATCTTTAATAATAAGATGAGTAATTTCACAATCCACGATTTGTACACAGCAGTCGAGATGCTTTATGCCGGGGTAACCATGGCAGCATCATTAACTATATCGATAGCGCCCGACGTTCTCTACATGAGCAAGGACGCTTTTCTATTAGGTTTGAAGACGGCCAAAGGCACATTCGACATCACAGCCTTCGTGGCGCAATACATAACAGCGTCCACGATAGCCGTGTTGGCAGCAATCGTAGGTATTTTATACCTTAATCGTGACTCAATTCGCGTAAGCGTCCGTACGTATCTTGCAGCGTATGAAGGAGATATGACTAAGTTTTGGTACTGGTCGTATCTCGCGGTCAGTACGGTGTCTAGCAAAGCGGCTTATGCCCCTATGCTTCTTCTGTTTGCTTATCAAGGTGACGCGTTTCGCGTTATCTCTTACACCATTTTAATGGCTTACTTAAACAAACTGGCACTGTACCTTAATCCTTACAAGATTCAACCCACCGCACCACAAGAACCCTATATCTTTATCCAATCCTCGAACGGCGAGCGAATCAGGTTAGCTCCTGAGATGCGCGTTAACGAGATGGCCACTGCGGCTATTGTGAATAAGAGAAAGCGACATGTACACGAACTCGTCTTGACTACTCAGGACACAACGTTCTTAGGGCAAGCCACACTCGTTAAACGAAATGGTAAACTCTATATTGTCACGGCTGCACACGTCATCGAAGACTTGCAGTACGTCGTTCTTGTTGCGGATTCAAAGGCTTACAAGCTGGAGATTACGACTTACGAACATGTGTTAGATATCGCACTTATTGAGGTGTCGAACAATGTCTGTTCCATATTAGGACTCAGAGCAACGTCTATCGCTCAGATGGACACGTCGGCTTGCGTAAAGCTGGCTTATAGCACTGATGCCAAACAATGGAGTGAGTCTATGGGTGGCATCCCTAAGTTAACGATCCAAGGTGATCCATGCTTCGGGAAGCACGTGTATACCCATGTGAGTACGACGGAACCAGGGGCCTCAGGCGCCGGGATCTTTCAGAATAACAAATTAGTGGGCGTGCACTGTGGATCTGTCCCAGCTAGGGGCGTAAACAGATTTCAGTCGTTGATCCACTTTGTGGATAATATTCGTTCTAAACATAAGAAGATAGGCGAATCACAGCCATTCGAATCCTCAACAGTGAGTGGGGATTATGAAGATTACGACGACGACGATATTGAAGAGGCGATTTCAAGCAGATTTGTAAACCGTGAATACCAAGATGAGTATCGACAAGAAACACACAATCTCTTACGGGAAAAGAAAGTCGAACGCGAACTCCGTGACGAACTCATGGATTTGCATCATCAAGGTTACACCATTAACTCCTCGGAAGCCCGTGCTGTTGTGCGTAAGCACAGGAGCCGGCTCATCAATGAATCAGCGAAGATTAAACAGATTCGCATTTCGTATGAACTCATAGGAGAAGACGGGTTACGAGTAGTTGAGCAAAGTGCTAACATCCACCATTTAAACCGGAATTGTCCGATGGATGGCAGGACGGTAATCGCCAACAGGACCTTCGAGAATTCGAGAGGACTTACCACGGACGAGTCAACGAGACAGCGGAAGTGGACAGATGGGGTCTGCTCTTTGGAGAGCAACAAGTGGAACAAGCAGATGTTTGCGCAGGACCACAAAGTTACGGGGACCTCCTCCTCTTACGAGAAATCAACCCTCACCCCCTCACAGCCTTTACCCACAAGCTCATGCGAACAACTCTTGAGTTCACAGATCAAGTCTTTAACAGAGGAATTGTACAAATTGGCAGCAGCGCAAGCAGAGCAGGCCGAGCACGTAAAACTCCTCTTGAGTTTAACTCAGCAAGAGAAGCAAGCTGGTGGCGAGAAAGTTTCGAGCCCTACACCAAATTCTACTACTCCACCAACACAACCAAAAGTGAACGTGAAGTCTTCGAAGGGTACATCAAACGGCAAGGGACCCGCAACAAAGGATTAGGACATGAACGACGCCCGTTATTGATGGCGGGCAGCGAAACGCTAAAGTCAACATTGACACATCTCTACCCACATGTATTCGAAGAAAAGTTTGAAGAATTCTTTGATAATAGTGGCAACGTACTCGATTGGGCTTGGCAAGCAGCGCTTGCTCAAGTAGATCGCAGTAAAACCCCAGGTTCACCCCTCAACGCATTGGCAGGCACCAACGATCTCATCATAACGCAGTACGAATTAGAATTGCGCGAGTTGGTTAACCATCGCATCGCTAAGTATATTCTACTAGGCGAGGCAGTCCAAAGAGGGGCTATAAACATAACCAATCTAGGCCCCGACGACGACGTTAGATTCGCTACATTCCTCTTTGAGGAAGGCTACTCCGACGCCGTCTTAGTGGGTTGGAAAGGAGAGCCAAGAAAAATCGATAAAGATCCACGCCTCGTTGCTCAGGTATCGTTGATAATGAACTTAGCCGCCAGATTTATTTCAGGTGACTTCCTCCGACAGGAGCAGACATATAAAGACATACCGACCGCAACACAGTTGGATATAATAACCGATGATGAGCGAGATCGACTTCAACAGAAGTTCGAAACCAATTTCCCTCTTTTTAAGTCTGATATGCAAGGCTATGAGTTTTCTCAGAAACCCCAGAATCGACTGGATTACGCCATTTACGAAGCCCATGCTTCGGGTGCACGCGATGCGTTCACAGGTGAAATTCACAGGGAGAATCATTGGCACGCCATTCTTGGTCGCATGGTGGTCAATACATGGAGAGTAGTTCGCTTTGGAAGCGGGGACTTAATCGTCCCTCCTCCTGGCAACATGTCTTCAGGTGATTTGGCCACGTTTTCCGAAAATTCATTTACAAGAGCACACTTAGCCAACGACGTGTCGTGGGAGGCTGAGCAACGCCCGGTTAGGTTTATCCAATCAGCAGGCGATGACGCAGTGGACTCTATGTCTGATTATCGCGATCTCTACGAGAAGCGCGGTTTTCATGTGACGGATTACGGCATTTGCGATTTAGCAGGTAAGCAGCATGGAGAGCAAATCACCGATGGTGAAATCTCTTTTTGCTCCACCACGTTTAAGCGAGGTGGGAGTTACCAAGAAAATATCGAAAAGACAGCCTATGCGATGTTGCAAAAGGGATATGATGATCAAGCCCTAGCATCATTTGATTTGTGTTTTAAGAACCACCCCAAGTACCCAGAAGCCCTCGAATTCTTACGGTGCATGGGATACATGACACCATTTGAGGGCGATGGTGAATAAATTCTCAGTAATACACAGAGAATAGTTAACGTAGATTTTGTATAATGCAAAACTCTAAAACCCCACGACGCACTCGCAACATGCGAATGAAGAATAAAAGAAATCTAAAAGGACAAGGAGATTACTCGGAAGAAATTCTGAGTATAGAACGACCCCTTCAACGACTGGAATCTAAAATCGATCACCTCGAAAAGAAACTAGTTGGTAAGGGCGTTTCCAACGCGAACTTAGCCGCATCAACGATCGGTAGAACGCTAGGAAACTTTGTTGGTCAAGGAGATCTAGGAGCGCAAGCAGGTAGCTCCTTGGCCAAGTTGTTCGGACACGGCGATTACAACGTCAAGGTTAATTCTTTGATGGATCCCAACATTCCTACAGGTGCCAAATTTGCCAACGCAGGCAGACGCGGTACTCGTATTATTGAGCGGGAGTTTGTCGGAAATATCACCGCAGGTGCATTATCTGGCAACGCTAGTGTCTTCGACTACCAATCCTTCATGCTCAATCCCACAAATGCTAACTTATTTCCTTGGCTTTCGAACATTGCAATTTTATATGACCAATGGGAACCAAACGGAATTGTTTTAGAGTACATCTCTACTTCATCTGAGTTTAACGGCGCAAGTCAAGCGCTGGGTGCAGTTATTATAGCGACCGATTACGATCCTTATGACTTACCATACTCAACGAAACAGGAGATGGAAAATAGCGATTACGCTTGTTCCACGAAGCCCGCCTTGGATTTAATTCATGGGATCGAATGCGACAAACGCGAAAGATTAACACACATGTATTACACCAGCACTGACAACGGCGCACCAGCAACAGCTTATTCCTTAGGCACAGCATACGTCGCAACTCAAGGCTGCTCTGTAGCCAATGTAAATTTAGGCGAACTATGGATCTCCTATGACATAACCTTCTATAAGAAACAACTTGTTGACAATTCAGTCATTTCAAGAACTCTATCTGCCACGGGAACGTGCGACATTGACGAGAGTTTCTTTGCGAATACGACTTCAGTAGTCGATAGTACGATCACCCTCGGTGCGAGTACGGTTTATCTTAACAACACCGTAATAGGTGGGAGATACGTGTTTCTCTACCGTTTAGAGGAGAAAGCTCCTACAGACGGCTTTGGCTCTTTCGTGGTCAATGGTGGGACCGAAGTGACTCGACAAACCTTCACTACAGGCTCGAGTTTACCGGCCATCATCGTCATTGTTTTCGACACCACAATTTTAGAAGCGACGGTAGACGTTGGTACAAAGGCTTCATCACCAGAAACCACGTGGTATCTCGCTGTCAACAATGTCGCGCAAACTTTCACACTAGGTTAGATTTATTCGAAACTCAAACAAGCAAAGAGTATAAAATAACACCGCCCATGGGGCGGACTCATGATCAGAGGATAACATCACTTGCTAGAACTTCACGCCCAAGCAGGCGGTTAAC